TTGATCTGCGGCTGCGGCGACTTCATCGCCAGATGCCACGCCAGCCCGGATGTCAGTGCTTCCAGGAACCGCGTGGGCACCCCTGCCGTGGTGTCCACGTTACCGACATCCAGGGGGCGCGTGGCTCTCCACCAGCGCACGGTGTAGCCGTCATACTGCGGCACCGGCCAGACGATCAACTGGGGCGTGGTGTGACGCTCCACCGCATACTGGACCGGGCGCCCGAGTAGTTCCTTGTTGGTGATCTGCATCCAGGTGGTCAGGCTGATGCGGCTCATCGCGAAGTCGCCCGCCCCCGTCGATCCGCCATCGGACACGGTCACGTCCATGAGGTCGATGGTGTCCACCGGCAGGGGATACTTGGTCACCCCGGCACCCAGCTTCATGCCCTCGTCGAGCAACCTCCAAAGGTTGATCTGAAGGTTCTCCCACGAAGCCAGGATGAATTGCAGGGACCGCCTAGCGGTGCGGATGTCGTAGCCGGTGCGCGCCTCGCCGCCTATGCGCTCAAACGCATCCTCGATGATTGTCGCAATATCGGGAACCCAGGAGGCAGGAGACGGCATTGCTCATCCTTGTCAGCCGCGCTTGGCGGCTCCATAGCCGCGCCCCTTTGGTAGTTTGCTGCCCGCCTCCGGTGCCCCACCACGCACTGAACCCTTGGTGTAGTCGCCCTGCGCCCCGCCCCGGACATCAGGGAACGGACCCTCCTTGTCAGGGGTGGCGCTGGCGATCTCCTTCACCTTGTAGCAGGAGTCGCCCTTACTCGACTGGCCGAACCCGCGCATCACTCGTCCTCGTCCTTGTCCTTGTGACGGGTCCGCCTGCCGTTGTGTTCGGCTTCGCCCTTGGGTGCGGAGGCCGCTTGGGTCACGACAGACGGAATGACATCCGTGTTCGACGACACCGTGGTGGCGGGGCTGCCAGCGCCGCTGACGGCGTTCGCGGTCACGTCCACATAGACCGGTTTGCCCGCTTCGGTGGCGATATCAAAGGGATAGTTGACGAGGCCGGTGCCGACCGGAAGACCATCGACATACCACTGGTAATTGAAGGAAAACGGCTGCGGGTCGGCCCAAGCGCCGTTCGTGGTGGTCATGTTCGGTCCCGTCGCGTAGCACACGGGTGCGCTAATGTTGACCGGACCAGGAGGAGCGCTGGGATCAGCGATCACCAGCGGAACGGAGGCAGGCGCCTGAGTGGCACCAAAGGCATTGGTGGCGGTCACCAAACAGGTGGCCGCTTTGCCCGCATCCGCCGTGGTCACGTCATGCACGGCACCTACTGTCCCGGCAGGTGAGCCGTCGATACGCCACAGATAGTCATAGGAGGTCGGCTCATTATCCCAAGTTCCCATGGTGCAGGTGAGCGTGTTGCCATCCTGCGTAACAGCGGGAACGCCCGTGTTGGCCGGGGGAAGCCCCTCTTCCAACGCCCCGGTAATTTCCAGGTAGCGCCTGTAGCGGTGGCGGTTGGTGCCCATCAGCCACGCGAGTTCGGAGTCGTTGTAACTCAGCAGCAGGGCGTCTTCCTCGGCCTGGGCGTCTTCCTCCATCGTGAACTCACTCGCCGAGTCAAACGTCACACGGGCATGGGGAACGACAGGTTCGTCGTCAAAGGGCATGCGCTCGCCCCGCTTGGTCGCACTCTTGGCCATCGGGAACCCTCCTATGTCGGGGCCGTGGTAGTCGCAGTCAGGTAGTAGGTTGTGCCGTTCGTCCCCTTGATAGGAACCCCAAAGGTAGTGGTGCCGCTAACCGGCAGCACCAAAGTCCCGGAAGGGTCCACTCCAATCACAGGTGGCGTCTTCGCCTGGGGATCAGCCTTCACGTAGAAACCCAGGGCTTTGTAAACGAAGGTGGTCATGTCTGCCTCCTACGAGCCGGGCATGCCCCAGATACCCAAGGGATCGGATACGCCGAAGCTATACCGCTCACGGCTCTTATACCGCACGTTGCCGGTGTCGAAGTCACCATCCATTGAGGTCTTCAACCCAACCCGGACGAACATCTTCATGCCGTCTGGAACGTCGGTGGTGAGGTAGAACGCCTTGGGGTCGGTGAGGAAGTGGTTCACCGCGTAGCCGCCGGGGATCGCGCCATTGGTCACGATGGCATTGATGTCCCGGTCGGCGGTGCCAGGGCGCCATTCCTTGTTCTCCAGGATGCGCGTGGCAGCAAACATCTGCGACGGCGGCACCAGGAGCTTCTTCGGCTTGGCGGCGATTAAGAGTCCCCGGTCGTCGGTCCACGCCGCCATCTGGATGACGGCGGCTTCAAGCGACGTCTCGTTGAGATCGGCGTTGGCTGTCGCCCGGTTGGCCACCGCGCCGCCACCCGCCAGGGGGTGCGTCAGGCTGAACAGCGTGGTGCCGTCGCCCGACATGTAGGTAGTGAAGCCCAGGTTCAGCGGGATCGCCGCCTTGACCTGTTTGGTGTAGGCCATGGAGCGCGCCATCGCCTTGGTGTAGCGGGAGGACAGCGTGTCATAGAGATTGTCCTCGATGGCTTCCTCGGTGATCTGGAAGCCAAGGGTGACCGTCTCGTGGTCATAGCGCGCCGTCCAGGCTTCCTGGGCGGTGTCGTAGCGGATCATCTCACCTTCACGCTTGGTCTGTGCCAGACCGAAGCCGGTGAGTTTCGTCTCTTCCTCGAAGGACCGCTCCGAGTTGTCCACCGCGTAGATTTCGCGGTGTTCCTCGGCATAGCGATTATATTCCAGGCCGAACAAGGCGTTCAGGCCGGGAAGAAGTTCCTTGAGCATCTGTGCCCGAGAAATAGCAGCCATGGCTTACTCCTTTCTTTGTTCGGGCTGATCAGATGCCAGCAGGCACGAGGTAAGCGTGGGTATTGAACCGCACCAGGAACTGGACGTATTGCGGCGTGGTCGCGCTGTAGAGGATGTTGTCCGGAGTGCGGACGAAGTCGATGATCCGCAGCGGGAAGGTCGCGGTGCCCGCGATGCCAGCAATCGTCAGCGCGTTGCGCGAGCGGCCAAACTGCACGCTGCCTGCGCCCTGAGTGATGCTCGCATTGGCGCCCAGCACAGCCTGTGCCGCCGCCGCGCTGGCAAAGGCCGCGTCGCCCTGGATCGAGAACAGCATGAGCGGGTCATCGCACACGCTGGCCCAGATCGGATCGGTGACTACCGTCGCCGCAAAGCCGGGGAAGTAGGGCGACTGCAACCGCTGCTTGGTCACCGCGCTGGTGTATTCAAACCCGGTGAACACGCCGATAGGGGTCAGGGCGGCGGTGCCGACATCCTTGTCCACGTAGCCGGTGGTCAGCATCTTCGCCACGTCACCCGTGAACATCAGGGTGGCATTGGTCGGGTCGATGTTGAACTGACGAACGGCGAGGTTATTCGGCGCGGCGGTAAGGGACTGGACAGGCTCCATCCCATAGGGGGTGCTGGTAGCGGGCATCTATGCCTCCTTTCGGATTAACGGGATTGGTTCGCGCCGAACGAGGTCCGAGACTGCACCGATGGACGCAGCACCGGCATGCGGGGGTCGTTCTCGCGCAGCATGTCGTTCTCGATGCCGCGAACCTGGGACATCGCCTGCTCCGCGTAGTAGCGTTCTCGGGCTTCCCGCACCTCCTGCGGGATTTTACACAGCAGCAGCCCGCCGATTTCGATGCCGCCAGGGAACCGGGTGCTGCGGTCACTGGACATGGCGATGTTGCCGATGTCCTCGACCGAAGCCACGACGTAGCCCTCGCGGAGCGCCTGATTGATGTTCGCGTCGTCGGCAATATCGCGCACCGACAAGCGGACCCAGCGGAACGACCAACCGGCCTGATCCGGGACATCGGGCAAAATGGAAGGGGGGCGCCACGTCACCGGGCGCATATCGCCCTCGCGGCTGCCTTGAACATTGGCGCGGTCTTCGTCGGCACGGGAGGCACGGAAGCGATCACCGGCCTCCTGGGCTGCCGCGCCAGCATTGGCGCCGGGCGTCAGGACAGCCTCCTCGCCGCTGTCCAGAGTCTTGGTCATCAAACCCGCAGAGTTCTGCTGGTTTGCGATGTTTTGAAAGTCCTCTTGAGTCAGAGGTCTACGCGGGCCAGCCATATTATGTCCCCAGCTTCATGACTTCGGCGGCATATTGCTCGGCAGAAATGCCAAGTTTCTTCGCGACGGCAGCTTGCGATGCGGTGATGCGCACGACCTTCCGGCCTGCGGGCGACGATGAGCGCCCTACCGAACTGACCCGTCCACCCGTGGCGTAGGAAGCGCCGTTAGGTGTGGCTCGGGGGGAACTGCCGTTGCTCTGGAAAGACTGGGGAGCCATGCGACGGAGTTCGCGGTCAAGCGTCTCGTAATACAAGTCCGACCCGATGGCAACATTTCCATCTTCGGCCAATTTGGCATGGATGCCGTAAGCCATGCCGGTTAGCACCTGATCCTTGCCAAACCACGGATTGTCGGCGCCCCAAGCCACCGCCTTGGCGTCAGGGCTAGCTACCGCGTCGGACACAGTGCGGGCTTCGCCACGCATGCCGCCGAAGTTCTCTTGAGCGGGCGGCGGCTCTGGATCAGGCTCATCCCGGAAAGTCGGCTGGGTCATGCGCAGCCGCTCGGAATGCACCGTTAGTCGGTTCACCTTGTTCTGCGCCTCAGCGAACTTGTCGGTGTCACCGTTGGTGAACGCCTCTTTCAGATCGCGGGTGGCCGCAGCAATCTGTTCTTCAATGGTGGTGCGGGCGCCGTGTAGGGCTTCCTTGTCCCGGTCACGGGCAAAGCCGCGCAGCTTGGTCACCTCGGTCTGGTAGTGCTTCAGCAGGCGCAGCGCCTCGCTGTTCTGGCGCTCGACCTCCTCCTTGGCCCGGCGTTCCTCGTGGAACTCGTAGCGCATCTTCTGAATGCGCTTCCTCGCCGACTCGGCGTAGGTGGCGATTTCCTCGTCTTCGGGGATGTCGGCGGGCTGGCCCTCGGGTCGCCGGGTGCGACCCCGGTCATCCGCCGGGGTATCGTCAACGACCTCGACGTCAATGTCCGGGCCGTCAGGGACCAGGATTTTGTCGTCCTGGTCGTCGGTCGTTCCACTCATTCTGTGCCTCCATGCAGCGCGCGACCCGCGCGTTGGGGCACCGGGGGGTTGGAGGCGTCAGTAACGCGAGAAGCCGCGAGGGTCCTCGACCACGGCTTCCACCATGTCATCGTTAATCAAACGCAATTCTTGCCCACGCACCTTGAAGCGGGTGCCCGAGTAGGATCGCACCAGGACGAAGTCTCCGGGCTTGCACCATGGGCCGGTCGGGAAGCGGGCCTTGTCGCCGTAGCAATCAGGCCCCATCGCCAGGACCATCAGCAGGTTGGAGGCAACCTCCTCCCGCGCCCGCAAATCCTCGGGGCGAATGATCCCACCGAGACTCTTTTCGGCCACCACAGGCAGGGCGCACAGGATGCGAAACCCCTGCGGCTGCGGCAGCATGCGGCCCTTTTCCTGGCCGTCCAGTAGGTCGGCATCCTCGTCGCTGATTTCCTGAATGCGGCTGCGCGTCAGGGCTGCGTCATAGAAATCATCAAAACCGGCCACGGCGATCCTCCTCGATCAAGTCATCCACCAAGACCGACGCCATCAGTAACCCCTCGCGCTTGCCCACCATTTGCAGGTAGCCAGCCCAGTCCTTGGCTGACCCGCTGGCCACCATCTCACTCACTCGGCTTACCTCCGCTTCGATCCGGCTTTGCAGGAGCGCCAGAGCGCCCTTCTCCAGGGGGTCCATTCGATCCATCGTTGAGTCCCATCATGCCTGGAATGACCGTCCGCATGACGTCCGCCGCAGCCTTGATGCGGGCAGCATCCACGGTCGCGTTGGCACGGATTTGGGCGGTGTCGATCTGAGTGTCAGTGCGCGCATCGGCGGCGGCGGAACGCTCCTCGATCAGCGCGAACTGATTGTCGGTGGTAGCCATCAGCTTGGCCACATCCACCAGGGTGCGCATGGAGTCGTCGCGTGACTTGCGGTCCACCTCGGACTGCTTGATGTCGAGTTCCCGCTGCTGCATCTGCACCACCGGGTCCTCCAGCGCCGCCTGCGCGGCAGCCTGCGCCGCCTCGGACTTGGACTGTTCCAGCACCTGCTTGGCTGCCTGGGCCTCCAGCAGGGATAGCTGCGCCTCCACGTTCGGCGGCAGAGGCTGCCCCTCGGGCGGCAGCGGTGCCCCTAGTGCCATCTCGATCTTGCGACGATAGCTGAAGGCCAGATGCTCTCCGATATGCGCGGCCATGGCACCCTGGATGGTCATGGCCTGTGGCGCCTGCCCGACCATCTTCTGGATCATCGGGTCTTGCATCGCGCTCATATGGACCGCCAGATGGCTCTCGTGGTCCTGGTCCGAGAACGCCTTGACCGGGGCGCCGCGCAGGATGGCTTG